ATAATGGTAAAACCATCACTTTAGATGTAAAACACCTTAAGTGCTATGATATCTCATCTTGGACAGATAAATTCCACCGTGATCTTCAGAAGATTGTGGTTAAGAAATTATTTAGTGCAAGATATGCAGAAGCATGGGCACAATTAGTTGTGCACTGCGACTGGTACTACCCAAAACTCGACTGTACTGTAAAGTATGGTCAGGGTCAAGGGATGGGTACTAATGGTAGTTTTGATATTGCAACACTTACCGATCATCTATATATAAATTTTATTATAGATAGAAAAACTAACTTGAAGGGAATATTCCCTTCAAATGAGTGTTATGGTAAGGTGGGTGATGATCTCTGGATCTATGATCCTGAGAACCAGATCCCAGTATACTATGGGAAAATTTCTCTTCCTATAAATACTAGTAAATCAAAATTATTTTCCGGGGGAAATTCCTATATGGAATTTTGTTCCCGGACATTCTTTGATTCTGAAGATGTTAGTAGAATTTCTCCTAATATCATCAGCAAAAGCAAAGACTACCGTTACATTCCAATGCTCTTAGGCTTATGTAGTAGTAGGGGTATCCAGTTGGATGCCTCGTTGTTCGATACCCTTAACAATAATGTTAAAGGTAGTGAATTAACCTATCTGCATAAGTTACAAGAATGGATAGTCGGTATGTTACTGATTGGACAATATGAACAAAGTTCTTATTGGCAATCTTTAACATATGACTATCTTGTAACCGGTAATTGGGTAACTGGTGATCTCGTAAGAGATCTATATCAGGACCCCAAACTTCTAACCCGTCTGATGGTTGCTCACAGTATTGTGACAATTACAGACAACTTAGAAGCCGTGCAAACTAAGATCTTTGAGACTCTAGATGCTTCAGAAATCTATTCAGACCGGTTACCCAGTCTGATAGAAAGTGATACCAATTTATTTGATATTACTAATATGAAGTATTGTTGGATTACTAACGCAATTGGACGACATTACCTAACTCCAAAGGAAATTATTCTCTTGGGAAGGTATGTTGACCAGAAACTCTTAATTTCTATTGATTTGAAAAAAATCAATGAGGAAGTAAGGACTGCACAAGATCCTAAGGATATTGTACAGTATAGTAAAAATCTAGCAATGGTTGCCCA